CTCTCAACTTGAGACATCGCGTGCTAATTTGTACCCCATTTTTCACACTTTTATAAACGAAGATTCAACAAGCCGGCTCTCGATATTAACGCCTAGATAAGCTCAGGCGGGCAGTTTTATATCGTACTCCGGATAGGCAGTTTAACGTCATAACCGGACGGGTGGGAAATTACTCAGGTTTCACAATACCGCTCTGCTTGTACCATCGAGCAATAAGTTCATCCCAAGTTGGAAAAGTGGATTCTTGAACCCAGTTATCCATATCAATGTTGTGAATAGTTTCGCGCAGTAGTTTAGATTTCTCTTGAAAAACCTGTTTACCATACCAAAAATACTCACACACTGCTGCACTAACAACAGCAATACATTGTTCCTGAGGGGAAATTGTCTTAGACGCTGTCCAAGTCATCAAAGATTTCTCTATAGATTCCTCTTCCAGTGGACAAAAATAATTCTTGACTTCCTCATTCCATACCCAAGTTCTCTTCAAGAAAGTCGCATCCTTCATATCTATAAAGGGAACACTTTCTGATGTTTTATCGGGCATAGTATATTCCACACCAACTTTGGCCAATTGTTCGGCTATGACTGTATGGTTAAACCAGTCAATATCACCTGAGACATTCATTATATTATCATCACCGTAGGTCATTAGATGCACATAAATTTTAAATGTCTTTACTTCCTTCGCTGGGTTGGAAAGGCGGAAACACATACGCATATAGAGGGAATTTACCAAACAGTTTATTTCAACTGTAGCATTATTCCCAGATGGATTTGTACCATGTAGCATAATCAAGTCTCCATTAAAATTCACAACAGGGAATGCTGTGTCTGTTGCAATTCCCCTAAGAATTCGAATATCCGCCTCTGTATAATTACCTGATCTCTCACAACACCAGATAATAATGAGGAATGCTAGTAACACCAAAAGTGCTGCCATACCTTTATCAAAACCTCTAAAATCTCCAGCAACTACTCTATCTTCACCAAAATGAGTTAGATACTTGTACATATCTCCCCATTCACTAGATTGACAAGCAGTTCCAGGAGCGGCCTCAAATGCATATCGGTTATTGTGCATGAGACGTATAAAAGGCAAAATAAACCTGCGTACAACAAGGGAATGTGCTAGAGAACTTCCAGTAAAAACTCTAGTCTTACCTATTTTCTTCTTCTTGAATTTAACAGGTTCATCTTTAAGATGAGCGGTATACAGGGGGTAAACTCTTCGTCC